GAGCTTGCCCACGGCTGGTACAGGCAAAAGCTTTTACATCTTTTTTAACAACGCCCAGTTTGGTCTTTGCTGCACTATCTTCTACAACTTCATAATCTATTTCTCTGGAATCCATATTGTAATAACTAACAGCTACAACAGAATGTCTTGTCTTTAACGATGATCCAGAATACGAAAATCCTTCCTCAGTTACATTTGCAAGACTAAATAAAAAACTTGCATCAGTAGGTTTATCTTGTGCAATTGTTATTGTTCCTGCACTCCATATAGGCATACACCGCATCACACCACATAACTCTTGGATAACGTTAAAAGCTTCATTTGCTGAGACTATATTTACATTGCAACTAAATCTTGGTTCTTGTCCTCCAAATCCATCATCAACTAACTCATTAGCAAATTTAGAAGCATTAACAAAAGAAAATAAATCTAAGTTGCTATCAGTTATATGATCTCCTAAACCATATCTAGTCGTTGTAAGAAGATCAAGCAATACCATCGCAGGGCATGAACACCACTGCGCCGCAGCCATTGTTCCATTAAATATATATCCAGTTGGGTAAATAATTCTACCTGTATTACTATCAACAGTGGGCGTTCCAGATCCACTAGCTCCTGCACCTGGTATTCTAATTTTTACGCCTCTTATTCTATATTTTCTATTTGGAATATTACTTACTATTTTACTATCAAGTGTTAAAGCAACGTAAGCACTATTAGCATATGTTTGCTTGTCATCTATTAATTCTTGCATTGACAAAACATTAAATGAGTCTTGCAAAGATGCATTTGTGCTATCAGCCGTTACACGAATAACTTTTATATCAACAGGAAAAGCACCATTAATTGTTACTCTGTAATCTTTTGAATATGAATCACTGGTACGTCCTGTAATTGTATCTGAAATGACATCAGAAAAACCGCCTGAATTATATTGAACTTGTATTTTTAACTGAACGCTTGCACCTAATAAGTCACCATTATCTGTTGCCTCTTGTAATTGTGGAAAGTTAATTGTTACACGAACAGCATCTACACTTGTTGTTGTTATCTGTTGAGTTACTCCACCATTTGCAACAGTGCAAGCTCTAGGGAAACCAGAAATAGGACTAGAAGACTGTTCAATTCCAGAAATATGTGTTTGGTTCGCAGTCCCAAAACGAGGAGTAAAAGTTACATCTTGAAAATTAATATCTGTTGCTTGAGGATTTGTTGAGTCAGCATTGGCATTTATAACAGGGGTATTATCTAAGAAAACATCTTTTAAGGCAGCATTGTTATAAGCAGTCGTTCCCTGTGTTCTACTTTCTTTTGAAGCAGTAGCAAAACCTTCTATTTCTCCCTCTGAAATTAAATCTTGCAGAGTTACAAATTGTCTACTGTTTAGGGTGTCGGGTGCTCTTGTTGGTCTTGGAGGTGGTTTAGGTCCACCGCCTCCTGCCCCTACAATTATTTTTGTCATGCTGTAACTTGATCAGTCGTTAAGTTCATACTAATCACTGTTGATCCTGTAAATATTTCTCCATAGCAAATTGGATGTGTTGTGCCTGCTCTGGAAGTATTAGGCGTTCCACCAAAGTCAAAAGAAATGCGTGGATCTTGATCGTTTTCAAACTTTTCTGGTTTAGGAACAGGAAATAAAAGCTCTGATACTCCAGCCAAAGCCAAACCAATCCCGACATTTAAAGCAATGCTGCCTAAAGCTGTTGTTGAAATTCCGACAACAGCAGGATTAGCTAAAGCTAATGAGTTAAAAGCTAAAGAAGCTCCACCTGTAGCAAAAGCCAAACCAATCAAAGCAGCACCAGCAAGAATTTTACCCGTTCCTCCTCCAGCTCCAGCAATAACTGGAACAATCTTGATCTCTTCTGCAACTGGATAATGAATTTCATCTTCTCCTATACCATTACCATCTGTTAAAACTTCATAGTGTTGTGTATTCATGTGTGCCTCTAATTGAGGCCAATTCATCAATAAAAAACGAATAGAATCTCCAACACTATTTACATGAGCGTCTAATTCGCTATGTCCTGTGATCTCTTTTAGATCACCATACAATTTAATTGTTTTCAACATACCGATACCTGCCTCCCGTACATTTTAGCAACCATTCGGAATAAGGTTCCTGACAACTTAAGCGATCTGCTAAATGATGTAAAACTTCCCCATTTAAAAAAATTGCAACATGATTTAATCCCTTACCCATAATCGACATAAATAACAAATCACCATTTTCTAATTTCTCCTCTGGCTTTAATAAACGAAAACCTGTCGCTTTTGCACAATCTTCAAACATTGGCTTTTCTAAAAATTCTTCAGGAGTAACAGGTCTTTCCCAATCAATTAGTTCAATTCCTTTTTCTTCTCGATACCAATCACGAACCAAACTCCAACAATCGGTTACACCCCAACACCACGACCTACCTTTTAACGCTGGTTTATATCCTGTTGGTTCGTAATATCCCCATTGTTCTGTTTTTGGATTAACAATATGCCAAGGTAATTTACTTGCCTCACAACTTACTTTATCTGCTTCACTTGCTATAGCTGGTGTTACAGGGTGAGAATGTATAACACTAATTATTTGCCCTAATCCATCTGCTTTTACATAATCTTCTGGGTCTAAAATAAAACATTGTTGAGAATAGGTAGATAAATTATGACAAGGATAATAAACTTTTTTGCCTTTAATATTTAACAACAAGCCAACAGATTCTTTGGGATCTTCTGCTTTTGCATGTTCTAATGCTTTAACTCTCCAACTCATTAAATAAATGTCCCAATAGAGGGGAAAAGATCTCTAGTACATTGTCTTTTAGGTAATCGAATACCAGCTAAATCACTAACACTTGCTAATTCAAAAGTAACTATATTTCTATTTTCTGCTGTTTTTCTATCAATAAAATAAATTTCTCTAGGAAATTCATTATTTGCTGGTGTATTGGGATTAACAGATTCTTGTGAAAGATCGCCTCCATCTTCTAATAAAATAGAATCTGTTGAATTTTCTTGTAAAAAAAGACCAAAAGAAGCAAAGTTATCCGCATCTAAGAACTTAGCTAATGTTCTTATCCTTGTTACCTTTGCACCTGTTAAATCATTACCAGCAGTTATTAAATTAACTTCTAACATTACAGCACTAATTAAAGATAAAGCATTACTAATTGTTATTTGTGGTCTAGGAAGTTGCCCTTTCTGAAAAGCAAAACCACTAGCTTGTACTGGATAACGTAAGTATTCATTTCCTTGCCAAACAACTTTTCCATTTAGATCTAAATTACTTCCTGCATGAAACCTATAAATAGTCGTGGCTCCATGTAAAGTTGAATCCAATTCAAGTTCAAATAATTCAATAATTGCAGAAGGATTTGTCTTCTGTAAATCACTGATAATTGGATCTAAACTCATGGCTCAAATACTTCTCTAAATGTCGCCGTAATTGTTGCTCTATTTAAATATGGAATCGACTTATTCCAACTATCACAAACAAATTTAGAAGCTGAAGATTCCCCAGGTGGAGTAAAATCAAAACTTGCATTATCTAAAGCTCTAGCATCTAAAAATGTTTCAATAGTATCTGCATCTGATTCTGGTACTTCAAACTTTAATGAATAAACTTTTGGATTTGTATGTGCGTCTAACCCAAATAAAATTCGATGTTCATATCCATCAGCAAAACGAACTGTCCTTTTTATCGGCTTTGATTTTTTTTGTGTCCCATAAGTGGGGTCAATAGATGGAAAAGTTGCCATTAGCGTGTACCTGCTAAGAGTCCTCCAGGTCGTTGTTGGTTTACAAGTTCAGATTGAACTGCTGCTGCCAGCATACGTCCTAATTCTTCTGATTGCCCTCCATCTCCTGTCACATCTGTATTAGTAGCATCTACGTTAACAACAATGTTTGTTGAGCTAGAACCTATTTGACTATTAGGTACAATCGTACCAGCAGTACTTGGCACAAATAATTCTGGTCCCCGTTCTCCTACAAGTGAGGCTTTTCCTACAGGTGGACTACCACCATTTGCAAAGCTTAATCCTGAGAAAAAATCACCTCCAAAACTTTTCAAACCTTGAGTAATACCTAATCTAATTAATGAATCAGCAAGGTCATCAATAATATTTTTTGCCATTTCTCCCAAGGTCTGTGTACCTTTTACTGCTTCTACTAAGTTATCTCTAATATTTGTTGCAATAGAATCACCAACTTTTTTAAAAGCTTCTTTTAATTCTTCTGCTGCTGTTTTATTCTCTTTAATTTTATTAACTTGATCCTCTAACGCTTTATTTTGCGCTTCTAGTTGCATTAAGCGATCAGCCTCCGCAGGCCCAAATTGTTCAATAAATTCAGCCTTTTTCTTATCAAAATCAAATTGTTTTTTAGCTTCCTCAGTTGTTAATTGCCCCCTTTCTAACTGGGTTTTTAATTCTTCATTTGTTTTTTGTAATGCTGCTTTTATCTTTACATATTCTTGTGCTAATTCTCTTGTCTCTGCATTTTTTAAACCTTTTTCAAGTTCTGCTATTTCTTCATTAATTTTTCTAATCTCATTTGATATTTTACCAACCCCTCTTATCTTTAAACCACCTGGATTAAAAAATGCAGAGTTCTCAAGAATGCTCAATGTTGGTTTTATTTCTTCTAATTCTTTCTTTAATTCATCAATTTTCTTAACTCTAGTGGCAATAGATTGATTTATCATTGCTGAAGTTCCCTCATCTACGAGATCATTAAATTCTTTTTGTGCGGTATTAGCTTCTAACAATTTGGCAACAAAAAATCCAAGACCAATAACCGCTAAACCTATACCAGTTTTTGCCAAAGCAATTTTAAAAGCGTTAGCGGCAGCAGTAGCCTTTGCAAAACCACCAGCCGCAGCAAAAGCCATTGTTGTCGTTGCTCCCAGTTGTCCACTTGCTGCTGCGGCGGCTATTTGCATAGTCACAAAGCTAGTTTTTAAAGCAATTATTTGTGTTGTTAATATTGCTGAGGCTGTCATAACTGCCTTAGCAGCTAAAGCAACACCTGTAAAAATTAAAATGGTTTGACCAAGGGCTGATCCCTCACCTGATGCAAGTTTTGTTAATTCCTGAGTTAGAGTTGTTAAATGTTTTGTTACTTTTAAAACCGTAGGTGTAAATAATTTTCCAACTGATATTGATAATTCTTTAATTTGATTATCTAATAATTTAAAGACCATTGTAGGGTCTTGCTTAATAAGTTCCTCTAGCATCTTTCCACCTTCTTTCTCTATTTCTTTAAATGCTTTTATGACAACTTTCGCTGTGATTTTTCCTTCTGCTGCATATTTTCTTAATTGCCCTACATTGATTCCAAGCTGGTCTGCAATGGGTTTCTGAACTGCTGACATTTGTTCAGAGATGCTATTAAATTCTTCACCTCGTAAAACTCCAGATCCTAGTGCTTGTGTTAATTGCCGCATTGCTCCAGCCTGTTCTTGTGCTGACGCTCCAGACAAAATTGCAGCCGTATTAAATCCATTAAATATTGCTGTCACGTCATCCATTGATGTCCCTAATGGGCCTAATCTTGCTTGTAAATTTGTAACGCCTTCTAAAGCTTCTGCTGAACTTAATCCGAATTTTTTCTGTGCCTGTTCAACTAACTCTAAAGACTCAGCATAAGTGCCTTGAGATTTAGTTAAAAGTTTAAGCCTTACATTTAATTTCTCAAAACTTGTTGCTTGTTTTACAACCTGATTAACAACTGCTGTTGCTCCTATACCTAAAAAAGCATTTCTTAAAGTATTAACAGCTCCTGTTAATGCTTGTGTTTTATTTTGAACCTGCCCTAATGCTCTCGTTGCCTGTGAGCCGTCAACCGTAAGTTTTACATTTGACTGAGCCACTACTTACACAACCTTTTTATATAGTTTAACCTCATATCCTCCTTTTGTTTCGATCTGCTGCCCTTTTTTCTTCTTCCGCTTTTATCTCGTAATAAGCAGCAAAATAAATAATTTCCTCCTCAGTCATTGATGACCTAAGAGAACTAACCGTTTGGCCTAATTCTGTTGCTAGGAAAAATTCAAAGTAAAGCCAATTATTCCCCTTTAACTTTTTTTTGCTGTATCTAAATCAACCTGAACATCAAACAAAAATAACTCAATTTCATTCAATACATTTTCAGGCAGTTCTCTCTGTAAATTTGGAGCGTCAGCCTTAGCAAAAGCTTTTGTTCCATCTTCTAGCTCTGCCATCTGACAAAGCAATTGAGTCGATACTGTTAAAGCTTCGTCTGTTCCTGCTGATGCTTGCGCCCGTTGCCTGTCGTGCCTTGTTAATGGAGGAAAATACAAATCAACAATTGTTTCACCGTTTCTATTCTTTAGCTCATATTTACGGCGGCTAGACATTTCATCACTAAATGCTTCAGTGATTAAATTGACTGTTCTTTTTGTTGACATAATTTAGGGGTTGTTTATTTAATGCTATTAAATAGCTGAGGTAATTGCACCGTTAGTAATAAACGAAATATTGATGATCTGAGTTTCACCTAATGTTGCTCCATACTCTGCACCTGTAATAATGCCAGCAAAACCAATTTTTTTTGCTGAAGTTGAAGACTCTGGAAACAACTCAAACAGAGCGTCACCTGCATCACCTGTTGTTAAAACATCATCAATGAAAGTTGTGTAACCTGCACCACTTTCTGCTGGATCATACAAAAGCTCTGCTGAACCCTCGCCAGAAATTAAGCCGCCGATAAATGTTTTAGATGTATCGCCTTGCTTTGTTGTTTCGTGAGTATCTTTAGTAACGGATAAAGACCATGATCTCGTTGCTGCAACATCGGCCTCGGTACCGCCAGCATTTTCAAACATGATTTTACCAACATCACCTTTAATCGCGGCCATGAGAATAAAAAAAAGTTGTTACAGCTATATTAACCTTTTTTAGTATCTTTTACATTTTTAGCGGCTGTTTTGTTTTTTTCCATGTATCTCCTACAACGAGGATCCCAATAAGCTGGATCTCTTCGACCCTTTACAGCTTCGATTGCATCAAGCATTTCTTCTGTGATTTCCATCATTAAAGATTTTCAAAGACCTCAAAAGTTATTCTAATCTGTGTTTGGTAAAAACCATCAGGCCCACCCGTTAATGACTCAGGCCCAACAGGTGCATCAAAAATTACGCTAGAAACTGTTTGGCGGTTGTATAAATCTCTTATCCTTTTTGCAATAGTTAAGTTGGCTCCTGCCCCTGTTGCCTCTGGGGTGTAAGTATTTAGAAGAATCAAACCAACTACAGAATTATGAGAATCGCTTGATTGAGTTAAATAAACATTTGCACCAAAACTAACTTGGCATTGAACAAATGATTCAACACCTGTTGAGTCATAAGCCATGTTATTAAATACAACAGGAATTACAGGACTACTTGCAAGCTCTGTTGCTAACCGCCCCTCAATGGTTGATCTGATTGTGTTTAGGTCAACGGCTGCCATTAGATGCCCCTCTTGATTTTTTCATATTCTCCCCTAGCCCAGTTTTCTAATTCTTTTCCAATGATTTCTGGATAACCTTTTACTGTTGCCTGTCTTGTTCGATATTGTCCACCCCATGAAGGCGGCAAATTTTGACCATAAGCAACTGGCTCTGCATATTCCATATTGTTTAAAATCGTTCCTGTGTATGGCTTTGAAACATCTGTTTGCCATGCCATTCTTAGCCGCCCAGTATCAACTGGAGTGGCTTTTTTTACCCTTGCCGACCATTCCAACGTTGTTGCTCTAACTAACTTCTGCACGGCCTCGGCCATTACATCATCAATTTGATCTAGCCTTATTTCCCTAACCATTACGACCTCAAAAACAAAGTAAAAGCAATTGGAATATTATTCTGCTCTTCCGTGTTGATCTGCACAATCTGGTAAACGACTGAACTAATTACAACACGATCTTTAGGTGTTGGCACATAATCCAAATCACCTGCTGAAATAACACAAACCTTATCTTTTGCTTGGATTAAATCATTAACCTCAGAATTACCAACATCAGAAAGAACACCATTTACAACTGTATCTGCTGTGCTTTCGCTGATCGCTCCCGTTGTTGTGTTATAACTTCCAGCCGTTACTTTTCTAATCGTTACAGAACCACCAAGAGCTTTTAAACTCTTAGATGCTGCTTTTTTTAGAGAAGAGGCAAGACCCATTACAAACTATATGCAATAACAGTTCCACTATCTAATTTTACGCTGGTAATAACGCCGCAAACCTCACCTGTTGCACTTACGCTGATCCCTGTTAAGTCACCTGTAATATTTTCAGCAACAAGCGTATTAATAACAGCATCATTTAAGGCAACTACTTTGCCAAATCGTCCTGTATGGGCGGCTGTATCATTGATGATTTTTGCTGCTGGGTAGTCGTAACCGTATCCCATGATTAAGCCCTCTTGATTGAAATGTTTGCTGGTGTGCTGATTCTAATCCCATTCAGGTATTCTTGAAACAATGGAGGCACTTGATCAGCACCAACAGCCCCAAAGAAACGAGGCGTTACATTAATAGACCCAATAGAAACTGCATTGAAATTTTCTAGTCCTGATAGTCCTAAAGCATCACGATTATTATTTAAAAAAACAGCTAAAACAACCTGCGCTTTTTTTACTCTATCTGGGATTTCTGTATCAGTGTAATAATCAGCAACTAAACGATTAGGGAAACTTAAACCATAAAGGTTTGTATAAGTATCAGGTTTTCTTACTCCTGACCTCGGCCATTGAAGTGCTTGCGTATCAGCTACCCTTGCACCTAAAAATCTTTCTCTATCAATTCTTTGTGCTGCTGTATATAAAGCCCGATTCCTATAGTCATCACTTGTTGAGCCAGCCTCCCATGCTTGCACATCATCATCAACAATCAATCCCTCAACAATGGCATTTGCCTGTGCCAAGGTAACGTAAGTATTAGCGGCTGCACCACCTACAGTTGCATCAAGACTGATTGCCATTTTCTACCTCTTGTTTTTTAGCTCTTGGCTTGCGTTTGGGTTTTGGCTTTTCTAAAAGAGCTGAGGCCGCTTTTTCAGCAGCCTCATTTTGCTCCCTCATACGCCTAAAAGCGTAAATTGACATCAGCTCGAAGCACCTTTAATAAGAGCAAAAGATAAAACAATTGCTTCAGATAAAGAGCCAGCAGATACGTTAGAAACAGAAATTTTGCAACTTCCGTCTGCAAGTGTATTTGCTTGAGCTAAATATGATCCTGCTGTACCAGCAGAAGAGTGATTCACAATAACAACATCAGTAGAAGCAATCTTGCTGTTAGTAAGTGTGAAACTTACCTCGGCTGCTGCTGCTAACGCTGCATTGTTCATTGTGATCTGACCAGACAAAGTATTTAGCGTTACGGCTGTACTTTTGTTGGTCGCTTGAGTGACGGTTCCGCCGTCTACATAACCGATAGCTTTACCAGCAGTTACGTCAAAAAGTGATGGCATGATTAATTACCCCTAGTCGTTGTTAGAAACAACAGTTGCACGAACAATACCAATGTTCTTTGTTTCGTAGACTTTCGACCAAGAGCCTACAGTTTCAAGAACTGATCTTGTTGGGTTAACAGTTGATACTGCGTACTTCAAACCTACAGGATGATAAATGTAGTGAAGATCAACAGCCATTGCTTCCTCTAATGCAAGGATGTCTCTATCAGTTTGAACACGCTGTGGAGCTTGCTCACCTGTTACAACAGAACCATTTGCAAAGAAGAAACAAGAATATTCAGTGCTTGCACCGCTTCCTGTTGTTGGAATGTCATCAGAAACGATTACATTAAGACCCATGAAAGAACCAACCTGTGCGCTACCAGCAAATGCGTTTGCAGTAGAACCAGACGCGGCGGCGGTATCAGGTGCCCCAGTGTTGTCGTAAATTCTGTCAATAGCCTTACGCTCTACCAAGTCGTAATAAGTCTTGGAGTGCATAGCAACAGAAGTCAATTTTTGACCTTGATCGCCAAGAATACTTTGAGCCTTTGCAACGTGGCGAGGGCTTAAAGTTGTTGGTGTGTCACCTGACTCAGAATCTATGCAATGAGTAAATAAAGCACTATTTGAATCGTTAGCATTAAGAGAACCAAAAGCTCCCTGAAGGCAAGAATACAAATCTTTCTGCTTTTGATTGTTGACATAAGCTGCCAACTTATTACCAATAGCAGCCATAGGATCAGGACCGCCACCAACTGCTAATGCTGCCAAATCTCTTGAACTGAATGCTCTACCTCTATGAAGTACAACACCAATCTGATTATCAGCAGTAATTTTCCCAGGTGTTAAAGAAGTACTATCAGTAAGGACTTCAAAATCACCGCTTAAATTAGCTGCATAAAATGGGATTTTTACAAAATCCCCTCCTCTTTCTGAGGAAAGATTTAATTCTGCCAAAGGTGTAACAATTCCACTCTGCAAGAATGAATCTGTTTGGGTTGTAGCCTCTATCAAATAGGGGGTAAAAACCTCTGGAATAATTAAATCGCTTCTTTGTGTACTCATGGAGAATACTAAAAATTGATTTATTTATAAAAAACGGGGACAACCCCTGACTCAGACAACCGAGATATTTATATATTAACCTTTTACAGCGTTTTTCAACATTTCATATTTATTTCTATCGGTTCGATATAGACGACTTTGCTCAGTTAAATTAAAACTATCAGGTGCAAATGGATTTTTTTCACCTGCTGAGACAAATTCTGTTGTTGATGCTTTTACCGTAGAAGCTCCACCGCCTTGGGGTCTGGAATGTTTTTGCACCCATGTTGGCATTTGTTGAATAGCCCAATCTTTTACAGGTGTTCTTGTATATCCATCAACAACAACAACTGTTCCATCTGCTTCTCTTGAAAGTTGATCTTTATTTAAACGGCTCAATACATATTGAGGATCATGGACAACATCAGCTAAAGCAGTAACAGCAGGGGCTTCGATTTCTAATTTTCTTTTTTCACTTCTTAAAGCTTCAATCTCTTTGTTCTTTTCTTCCTCCGCTTGCCTGTATTGACTTGCAAGTTTTTCTCTTGCCTCCTCATATTGGCCTTTTGCTTCTAACTCTTCCTGCTCTTTCTTTTGCTTAAAAGCAATTAGTTCGTTTACATCGACACCATCAGGAATCATTTTTGCTCTCTGTCTTCCTTTTATATTTTCATCTAAAAGCTTTGCATTATTAGCCTTTAAAGCTTCTATCTCAGCCTTTAACGCTTCTGCTTCAGGGCTAGGTGAATTTGGACGCTGTAATTCTTCAGCCATAAATTTTAAATGGGGTTTTAATAATAATACTTATTTTTTACCATTTAGTCTTATCAGCCCAATAAGCTGCGCTGCTTTTGCCCTTTGCAATGTTTTTGGCGTGTCTTGCTTTAAAACTTTTTCTCTTTGCTTTATCTGCTTCTGATTCTCCTTTTCTTGGTGGTTTTGTTTTCGCTCCCTGCATACCAAAACGAATCAACTTATATCCATCACCTTGCTTAATAACAACGGCGTGACTTTTTCCGCTTTTGTGGCTCGGTGTTCTAATCGGTTTATCAACACGCTCAAAAGTATGACCGCCTCTTTTAATACTCATTTTCCTTTCTTGCTCATTGCTAAACGGTGCGCCTCTGTAAAACTCATTCCCTCCCTCATTTTACGCTTCATAAAATCCATGTGCGCTTTTGTATGTCCATGAGTCTCTTGATGTCTCTTTAATGTGTTTTTTTGACGGGTTGTTAGTTTCACTTTTTCTTTTTTCTAGCTTTTGCCAATATATCTGAATCTGCTTTTCTTGCGCCACCTTTACCACTAACGAAACTATTTACTCGACCCATTGCCCATGCTGCCATTGGTACATTTCGAGATCCACTAGAAAGATAAGCACCTTGCCCCCTGCGATAAACAGAAGCCAATTGACCATAAGTAAAGCGGCTTTTATCTGCCTTTTCTTTTAGTGTCTTTTTTGTTTTTTCGCTTAGTGGTTTTGCTTTTGGTGCCATCTTGTTTTGTGCGTGATTTGGATACAGCTTTTATATCAATAAATTCCCCACGTTTATAAGCAGCAGCAGTTTTTTTAATCTCAGCCGCTTTTGCACTTTTATTTTTTGCGCCGCTTAAATACTTCTTTGCAACGCCTGTTTCTTTATCCTTTGGTACTTTTTTGAACTTTCTTTTCATTTGTTTTTTTAGCTGGTTTGCCTTTTGCTTCAGACAATCTTTCAAGCAAAGATTTTGCCATGATTACTTTTTATAAGTTTTCTTCTTCTTTATAGCCTTTTTTGGTGTCTTTTTGCCATACATAGCTTTATGTCTTGCCTGTTTCTTCAATTTTAGCAAGTTCCTTTTCTTCTTTTTCTAAAATATCAACTCCTTCTAAAACCTTAATATTGTCTTGTCCATATCTATGGACTAAAGCTGTTGCAACATCCAATGCTGTTGTTTCTATTCCACTAACAAAATTATGACCTGCTGCACCGTAACTAAAATTCAAAGAAAATAAAGCGTCATCAACAAGATCCTCATTACCTGACCATGAAACAAAATCAGGTGATTTTGCCATTGAAGCAAAGGCAATCTCATTTCCCAGTTTTAATTCAATTCTTAATCCCATCAATAAACATTCCTTGTTAAAGATAAAATCATATGGAAATGATCAGGATCAACACTATACAACCTAAACATTAACTCAGGTGAGGCGAAATGTTCAACCCCCATACTTATTACTTCTGTTGCTGTATCTGCATAACCTTGTGAATATCCTTTTCGGTACGGTCTACCAACATAGGGAGCTATAAATTCATCTGGCAAAACACTCTCTCTAAGAGTCCAAGCTTTTTTAACTTTCACCTTGGTTGTAATATTGCTTGTAACTCTTGAAGTCCTCCAGTTAACAGCCATATTTAAATTAGCTTTTCTTGAAGTTTCTAAGGAATGACCAATTTCATGGAATACCGTTTGCTTCGAAAGTAATTCCATATAACTGTTTTCAGGATCAACAAAAGGTACTAAAATTTCACCTTTATAATTATTGTTAGCTCTACTTGTTCCAAGTTTTACCTTTGTTATCTGACCATCTAAAGCACCGTCAGATTTAACTGTAACGCCACCACCATTAAACATTTTTGAAAACTCTTCAACTTCAGATCTAACTTTTAATCTATCTGCCTTCTTTTGATTAGTAAATGGAATACTATCTAATCTTTCCTTAATTTGTTGATCTGTAACTGTACTTTTTAAAGTTTCTTTTCTTAGAATTGCCATTTCTTTGGCTCCTTCTGCTTCTAACTTTCTAATTGCTGATTTACTTTTTATCCAAGATTCTCTCAATTTAGTCCTGTTTTTACTAAAAACATCTACAGCTTCGCTGTAAGACAAACCTTTGCTAGCTTTAGCAAAACTATAAGTAAAATATTTTTCAGAAGCTTCTTCATAGTCATTAAAAGCTTTTTTATATTTTGTTGATAATTCTTTTGTTTTTTCAAATCTACCTTTAGTCATAGACTCACCTCTTTTGATTCCTTCTTTAAAATCAGAAGTGGGCTGCCATGTTTCTGTTGTAGGTTGAGTGTTTGTTAATGTCTTTACTTTTGGTGTTGCCTTCTTAGCTGTTTTTATATCACTTGGCTTTCCATACTTTTTCTTCAATTGCTCCAACGTCATTTCTGTTCCATCGCTTCTAATAACCTGCCTTAAAGCATCCTTACCATTACTCTTTGCTGCTAACCGATTAAAATATTTTGCCTTCTCAAATCCTAAAGTTTTAATTTGCAATTCACCTGGCTCATATTTCAATAACTTGTCATTTGCTCCCCTTGCTCTTTGCTCATACAACCAGTCACCATAAGAAACTTTCTGAGGCACTCGGCCAGTTTCGCTTGGTCTTGTTGTGATCTTTGTCTCAGGTGGAGGCGTTAAACCTAACCCCTCATAATCAACAACAGGAACAGTGGTAGACCTGCAATTAAAATGCTGTGGCGGTGTTGGCCCCTTGTCATATCCAAACTTCTGACCGTCTAATCTTTGACAGATTGAACTTGTTCTACTGTCAAGCGTTGCTACATATTCATATTCTGGAGCAACATCCTTATTCGCAGCATAAACACTTTGACTTGCTGCATTGCTAACTTGATTGATTGATGTTCTAACAATCGTTTTGATTTGATTGTTTGCAAGCTTTAATGGTTGGTTTCCTGCTAAAGCAAAAGCTCTTGTCCCCTCCTTTGCATATTCATTAAAATTCAAACGTCCCATTAATCGCCTTGCAATCTGCACATTCGTTTCACCTGATAAAACACCTTGCCTAATTGCTCCACCTAATCTTTCACTTGATCTTGCTGCTATCCCTCTAAAAGCTTTCTCTACAGTTTCACCATTAGGCAGCGTCAACAATTCACCCCGCCTTGTGGTCAGTGCAAAATCTCCAGCCTTAAACTTTTTAAATTCTTCCTCTGGTCTTCCAAACAAGTTCAACCTTGTTGGATCTGTACTAACAACAGCATCACCAAAACCAGTGCTAACTGCAACGCTATTAATTGGAATATTCCCAGATGCTACAACTTTCTTTAATTCATCTTCTATAAATTCAGTTTGTAATACTGCTAACCCTTGAAGTTCTTTTTTAAATGCTCTAGCAGATTCACCTGACCATGTGTTTAAACTATCTTTCGATTGTTTAATAATTGCCCTTAGCCTTTTTCTTGTCTCAGGTGCAACAGCGTTAATTACTCCCTGCTGCCTAAACTCAATATCAACAAGTCTTTCTGCTGCTCTTGCAATAATGTCGTTATAAGCTCTTGCATATTTACCAGCAACAGAATTGCTATAACGGTTTAAATCAATAACCTCTCTATAAAACGCTTCTGGAGTTGACATTCATTAAGCCGCTTCAGTTGGAGCTGCATCTATCTCAATTAATCCCCCCGACTGAGTACTTTCCAACTCTTCCTCAACATCAAAGTCATCTGCTAAGACTTCACCAGATGAAAGTTGATCAAGCAATGTTTTCTGTGAGATAGTTCCAGCCGTATAAAGTTGCAACAAGCTCTGTATTTCTTGCGGCTCTAATCTTGCACTAACGAAATCACGATTAACAAAACTACTGCCAGCATTAGGCTCATTCAAATACATGGAATGAAACCTCAGACAGTTATCAACTAAATCTTGCATCTGTTGAGCTAACACCATAAGCGTTGCGTCACTTTGGCTTCTATCAATTCGTTTTGCTTCTGCTGTCTCCCCTACCAGCTTGGAACCCATTACTGCTGCTAATGAAAGCGTATTGATTTGCTTTTCAATATCGTTCAACCTTCTAAATTGACTGTCAAAACTATCTCCAGAAGGACTTATATATTCTGCCCTTGATTCTTGCGGTAAACTTAACGCCTCACCTGGTCCTGCTGAAATCTCATCTGCACTAGCAGGAAAACCATAAAAAGCTAATAAAGGAACAGCAGACACAGAAAGAATATTATCAAGATCAGATTGAATTTGATAATGCTTTAAATTTAATTCTGCTATGTCATACAACGGACTTCTAGATTCATAAGGCCCAACCCTATTTGCATAAGCAATAGAGAATGGAATTTCATCCAAGCTCATGGTTCCAGAGTCATAGATATAAAAATCACCCTTATCTTTTTTTCTGTGAATTTCAAAACTACCAGGCTCTAAAACTCTGATTTGTTCAACTGTCTTTTCTCCATACTTCCCATCTGGTTCAACAACTCTTTCAAGCAATCTAAGTTGAGATAATTTTCTGACACCTTCTACAACGTGCGTTCTCCATCCAAGAATATCTGAAGGTTGATAAGTCACCCAATAAGGTCTTGCCTTTTCACCTTCCTTTGGTGCATCAACTAAAACACCAACATGTCCAAAACTTATTGCTTGCCTTGCTGTTTGATATAACCAAACATTTAAGTCATTGCCATCTAAGTCAACATCAAATAATTGCTCACGAACTAAATCAGAAACATCATCTAATCGAATGGGCTTTCTAACCAACATGCCCGATAACATTTTTTCAATTCGCTGCACAAATGGAACAACGGTTGATCTGCTCAATCGAACATCATAAGAATCGTCTTGTTCTCTAGGTTGTTGCGGTAAATATTTTCTATGTTCACTCCTGATCTTATAAGTGCCTTCTCTAAGATCGGTAATCAATCCCCAGAAGTTTGCCATGCGCTGATAGGCAGCGTTAGGACTTGAAACCGTAGTAGCTGCAACGGTTGTAATGGGGTTGTAAATTCCGTCAAGAGTGCCGTACACTTTTTTTCCTCATAATATCAAGCTTTTAGTAAATTCTAAAGCCTGTTCTTGCACCTGCCTTACTGTAAATCATATTGAACTCACGATACACAAGATAACCTAAACAATCATTTAAGTGATCAAAATTATTTTGCTTATCTGGTAAACCAGTTTTCTCGTCATAACTTTGTAATTCCAAACTTTCAATCAATGATTTGCAACGGGCATGAACCGCCATTCGCACCCGTCCTTTTGAGTTTTCCAAGAGTGCTTGTAAGGTTTGAACTCTGTCTTTGATCGGTGGGTTACTCTTAAGAGCCATTGAAGTGAACCCATAACTTTCGAGGATTGATATGTCTGTCCTTGACGCATTAGTTGTATTTCGTGCTGCCCCACTAGCATCTGGATAAACATAAATCTTGTTTGCAGGATAGCGGCGTTTAATTTCTTTTGCCAAAGAATCTGTGTCCTGTTCTTTACATATTTCATCAAACACATAAAGCTTGTCTCCCTCTGTTACACCGATAACAGCGTTCATATTTGATACATTAAAATCAATTCCGATTTTTAACGGCTCTCCCTGAATAACAAAAGGTAATTCATCAATAACATGTTTAGCCCTGTTAAATCTTGAATATACAGACCCAGTATTTAAGTTGACGAAATTTCCATTTAGATAGGCTTCTATTAAATTTTTATCATAATTCAAATATAGATTTTCGATAAAGTCAGGCGGCAAATATGGATTATCAGTTGACTTTGCTTGGATTAATCTTGTGTCTTCTTTTGCTTCTTTCTTAAATGTTTTATGAGCAAAACCAAAACCCTCTGGAGTTGTAGTGACAAAGAACTGCTGAATGTTTCCAGACCGTAAACGTGCAAGTGCCATATTCATTGCTTGCTCTGCCTCGTAACTGCCAACGGTGTCAGCTTCATCAAAGCCAATTGAGCATAAGTTTTGCCCCCTCAATCTTTGATAATTCAAAATGGTTCTGAACAAAATTGTATGGCTGCCTTCTTTGAATTGAATTGTTAGCTCTGGCATTGGTGAAGCTCTATAGCTAAAAGGGATTTTCCACTCTTCCAACATCTCAAGCATTGACCTATGCAACACATCCCTCAACATTGTGTTTGTTGGTTCAAACAAAGCAGATACAAAGCCAATGTTCTTTGCTGCAAGAATCACACTTTTAGCGATTAGTGCAACAGTTTTTCCTGCTCCAAATCCACAAACTAAAGCCAATTTGCGGTGTTCCAGATCAGAGCAAAAAGAAGCTTGATGAGGTAGCAAAGTTTCATAAATCGTATTAGTTACTTCCTCGGCTGTTGGTGGAGCATAAAAAACATCTCTTTCAGCAAAAGCCATCAATGGCTCATTTTCACAAATACCTGCGAGAAGACTGCTCAACTTAATTCAAACCTTAAAAGTCGGGCTTGCAATTCAACCGATTTCAAAGCGGCCTGATGATTACCACGCTTTGCCGCTAAGTTTTCATAATTTTGCAAACGAGATAAAGCAGATAAAAGCCATTGAGGTCTTTCAAGTTCTGCGTCTAATTGTTGAAGTGTTCTAGCTCTAGCAATATAATTTTCTGCCATGCGTAATTTAACGCCATAGTTATCCGCACAGTATTGAACGACTTGAGTTTTACTACTGCCATTAATCAATAAGTTATAGACAGAATTAACTCTGCAATCTACTTCTCTATCAGTTGCTTTTTTAGCCATAAGCAAAATATAGCTTATTCATTGGATAAAGGTTTTAAATCAGCTTCCTCTGCGGCATTTAATATATCAGCAATTCGCACCAAGTTCTGAGTTAGGGCAGCAACTAATTTTGAGTCAAGCCTTTTTTTTTCTTCTAAGGCATTATCAAGGATTGCATCTGCAACATATTCAGATTGATTAAGAAGAAGAATAAGACGATCCACAACGGGTTCATTCTTGGTTGAGACAGACATGAGACAGAAATGAGATTAGTAAAGTGTTCTCGGTGATCCCACCTGTGCCTACCGATCCCATATAGCTCCTATTACCCCTATACCCCCTATATATATATATATATATATATATATAGTTTTTATAGGAACAGAGAACAGGTAAGCACAAGCGTTGGAAAATAAAGGGGTTTCAGCGTTCCCAGTAAGAGAACAAGGTGAGAACAAAATCAGGTGAGGTGTTCCCACACCCATTTTGGATTCCCATCAATTCTTTTGCGTTTTCTCTCATATCCGAGCGTTTTGAGAATGGATGAGATTTGCATTGTGTCAGATTTTTTTTGTTGAGCTTTTGGTTTTTCGATTGCTTCAGTAAGTAAAAGTTCAATCGTAATATCTTTAAATTTATTGTTTGGAGTTTGCAGATAAGAGATTATTGGTTGTGTCCAAGGTGACTCGATGAGGTAAGAAAGATTATCTTCTGCGACTTGTTGCTCTTGATCAGATGTTAAGTAATGCGGCTCTTTATTTTTATAAGCTTTAAAAGCGGCTGACCAAATTGAGTCTCTTTCAATTTCTAAAGAATGGAAATCAACTTGATTATGGAGATCAGTTTCACAGGGAATTACCAAAAAGCGGCGATTGCCTGTTTCATCAATTAAAAACCCATCACGATTTGTTGAGCCGACAATGATGCCTCGTCTTGGATGCTCTTCAATTGCCCGACCATAAGGAACTCTGAAATGATCAGTTGATCGTGATAAAAAAGATTTAATTGAGCCAGCTTCTTTTTTAGTTGTAATCCTGTCAATTTCTCCCCATTCGCAAATAAAGCTTCTGTGTAAACAGAGAACATCATCTTTAGAGGAAAGATCACCGAGGGAATCATTAAAAAACTGACCGCCCAGGATTTGCCAAAAAGTTGATTTACCGCCGCCCTGTTTTCCTTTTAATACGGTTGCATAATCATGTTTACAACCTGGTTCCATTACTCGCCTAACTGCACCGATTAAGGTGGCCTTCATCATTTGGTCGTAAATCGTGGTTTCTTGCAGTGTTTGATCTGATGGTCGTAAGTAAGTTGTTGCAAGTCTGTCAATGAAAGTTGGTTCAACATTTTGTGAGACAGCTTCAAGGTAATTTCTAACTGGGTCAAATTGGTTTTCATAAGCCACTTTTTGAACGCAATCAACGGCTAATTCTTTTGAAACTTTGAAACCTAGCTCTGCGAGTGTGAGATAAAACAACTCAATGTTTTTCATTGTCTGGTTATTCATCTCAACATTTTGAGTAAAGATGTTGAATTGAATTTTGTCTTGTTGTTGCCTTAAGAGTTCAACTAATTCTGTAGGGGTTAGTTGTTCTAATTTTTTTGGAATAACTGAAGTGTCGTTATCTTCTTTCTTTTGCGGAACTAAGGAAGTAGGAAAAGTTTTTGGTGGAGGAGTCCAGCCGTCTTCTTTAGCATACTTAACTAGGGTGCCAAGTGAAACCCCTGAACGCTTACCAAAGGACTGCCATTTTTTTTCACATTCACCTTGATTAAAATTTGAGGCTGCTGCTGAAATATGAATCCAATCGTTGAGTAAGGAATCTGAACAACTATGAAGACACATACCGATTTGTATCCAAGTGTCGTAATCATCAAGACGAGATGGATTAATTGACTGAAGTAATGAACGAGCTTTATCTATATCTGAGTTAATGATTTCAGGTTTTATTGATGGCTTTTTTGTATCCATCATTTTTTTCAGCAGTTCTATTGGTGCCGTTGCAAGTGGGAGATCATCAGGAGATCTGTTGTTCATCCATGAATAGCCGCTTGTTGTTGGGTGCGCTCCTGCTACAACGGACTGGCAAGCGTTCCAACGTAGTTCAACTTGTTCAATAGAACCATCATCTGCAACAACGCCTGACTTGTATTTTTTAGTTTTTATTTTCGACCAATATTTTTCTGGAACTTTGTAAATCAATTGAAAGCGGCCAACTCTTCCGCTTGTGACCATCCAAGAGGGAGGGAGGGAGGAAACACTAAGACCCCAAGACGTTAAAACATCTGAAGCTGATTGACCATCATGGTCAAGGAACATAACGCCCGACTTTTCACCAGCTACAACCCCAATTGCTTTTGCTTTACCTGATTTTATTTCTGTAAATAGTTCAGATCTTTTTAAGGGGTTGTGTTGCCAATTTTTTTGATAGGGCTGTTTGTTGGCATTAACAGCGACATAACGCCAGCCAGCAGGCAAGCGTGAAAGCTCTTCAATTAAATCCATTTTTATGATCTGTTTATCTGTGACTCGTAAGCGTCAAGCTTTTGTTTTGTCATTGCATGACGAATAATCGTTCTAATAAAACCAGCCCTTGAAAGTTCAGGAGGTTTATTTTCATCAAGCCATATTATTTGGGATGTTGTTAGCTGAGTGTTGATTGTCTTTAATTCTGTGTCTAAATCCACTGGGGTTGTTTTTGTATTAGATATGGGTAAGATACCACCAATAAAACCTCTGTCAATGATCGAATTTAGAGAGTATCAAATTGAAGCGGCTGCCAAACTAACACGATTAGTAGCAGAATTTGGATTTGGTTATTTATGCGGCGAGTGCCGGACAGGTAAAACAATCACAGTTTTAAAAGTAATAGGAGATTTAGGAAAAGAAAATGTGTTATTTGTTACTAAGAAAAAAGCAATACCAAGTATTGAAAAAGATGTGAGAGCAATGGGATTGAAAGAGGTTGTTACTGTGACCAATTTTGAACAGGTTAAAAAGTTTGTAGGACAAACATGGGATTGTGTCGTTGTTGACGAGGCCCATAGTATTGGTGCATTTCCAAAAGCAAGCCAGAGGCAACAGCAAATATTGAATTTAGTTTGCAAGAATGTAATTTTGATGAGTGGAACACCATCACCTGAAAGTTTTAGTCAGTTGTATCATCAATATTCTTGTACCCAACATTTATGGAGTCAGTACCAGAATTTTTATAGATGGGCAGATAATTATGTAAACGTCAAAAAGAAAAAAGTAGGAACTGGGATAGAGGTTAATGATTATTCGGAGGTGATAGAAGACAAAGTATTAAAAGCAATTAAACCTTATGTAGTTGAGATGACCCAGAGAGATGCAGGATTTCAGGTTGAAATTGTTGAACAAACGCATCTGGTGAAGATGAAGAAAAAAACTTATCGGATGATCTTGAGAATTATAAAAGATGGAGTTATTGGCAACCCAAGGTGTAGAAGCGTTTTAGCTGATAGTGGAAGCAAGGTGATGAGCAAACTAAGGCAGTTATCAAATGGCCATGTGATCACAGAGAACCATGGAACTGTAATTTTTGACTATACGAAAATTGAATATATAAAAAAGACATTTAAGAATCGGTTAGCCATTTTGTATTGCTTTAAGGCTGAAGGTGTGATGTTGAAAAAGGTGTTTGGAGATAGTGCAACGGATAACCCAGAGATTTTTAACGAGGATGAGAGTAAGGTTTTTATTGGTCAGGTAAGAAGTTCTAGGGAGGGGGTTAACTTATCGGCGGCTGATGATTTGGTATTTGTTGGGATTGATTATTCCGCTTTGTCTTATTTACAGAGTAGGGAACGGTTAAGCTTTTTAGGTCGTAAGAATCCTCCCAAGATCCACTATGTATTTGCAGAAAAAACACTAGAACCTAAAGTATTCAAAACAGTCCAAAATAAAGAAAATTTCACCGTTAAGCATTACCGCTATGAGAGAACAGGTTTATCAAGCGAAATTGATCAAGGAATACGAAAAGAAAGGGTGGACAGTGATCAAGATTATTATGAGCAACAAAACTGGCTTACCTGATTTGATTTTATGCAAACCTGATGAATGCAAGTTTATAGAGGTCAAGGCAAAGAATGGAAGGTTGAGCAAAATCCAAGAATATCGAATTGAAGAGTTAAGGGAAAAAGGTTTTCAGGTCGAAGTAGATAAAGCCCCTTGTTGACACTTGTTGATGATGTATGTATATTGAATAAGTCAACAACCCCTTTTGATATGACATCAACTACCGTCAAGAAAAGCAAAAGACCTTTATATAAGGATCTTGTTACGACAAATGAAGGCTTGAGCCGCAGGGTTAAAAATTTAGAACAGGAAGTTACCGTTCTATTTGCTATCTGTGCAGGGCTGGCAACAGCCGCCATTCTCTTCTAACTCAACCGCCCCGCTAGTCGGGGTTTTTTTATTGTTTATCTGTTGACAGGTGTTGACGAATATGTGTATAATAAAAGAGTAAACAACCCCAATAAGAAATGGCCTCTGCCTATCTAACCAAAAATCAACGCTCAGAAATTATTGAAAACTACATGTTTTGGTATCAAGATTGCGTTGATGACGATCCAAAAGCTTATGAAGGTTGCACACCTCAAGAGCGACTAACCGAGCTAAAAGCAATGAACAACACCAAGCTCAGGAAATTTGTTCTTAAAGATTACGGCTCAATTCCCCTTTCCTAACAAGGGGTTTTTTATTGCCTTGTTGACAGTTGTTGATAGTATGTGTATAATAAAAGAGTAGTTAAGCGGAGACGCTAATGACAGATTTAATTCTTTGGACAGGCGGTTTTAATTCAACCAAGCATGTTCTTTCAGCATGTAGCCCTAAAGGTTATAAAGGTCTTGAAGAGTTGGGTGGTTTTGCCACTACTGAAATAACCTTTAAGCCAAGTGATTCTGGAAAGGCGATTGGTTGGTTAAAGAATAACGGTTACAACGTTTTTTCTAAAGCTAGATAAGGGCCGCAAGGCTCTTTTTTTTTGTCTAGGCGTTGACAACTGTTGATGCTGGTTATATAATTAATGTATAAGCAAACAACCCCATGAAGCTTTTTATTTTCGGCATTACTGCCAGCCTTTTATTCTTCGCAGTTACCACTTCTGCATTAGAAGATATGACCCGCCAAGATTGCGAGGTTAATAATATTCCAGCCGCTTGCGCTGCATTGAAGGAGTAAGGCGGCCAACAACCCCTGCAAGCCGCCAAAACATCCCGTTACTAGCTCACTGTTAGTAACATCTGTAGTTTACTAATTTTTTACTATGACTTCTGAGGAAGTGTTTAATACCTTCAATACTGTTTTAGAAACTGCTGAAAGCAGTCCTTTCCTTAAGCAACTAGCAAAAGCAGCTTTAGTTGCGACACCTGACGACAAAGCATTAATTATGAGAACATGGCCCAAGTTTGTGCAGAACTATGGCCCAGGATCTTCCTTTTATAAGGAGGCAGCATGACAAAAGGAACCGTTCAAATCTCTAACGCTCATTACCACAAAGATTCTGCAATCTCAGCATCAATGCAGAAAGTAATGGCAGCTCATGGCCCTAGAGCTTACTGGAATAGTTTTCTAAATCCAAACAGACCTGAAAGAAAACCAACGGCTGCAATGGCATTAGGAACCCTTACCCATTGTGCTGTATTAGAACCAGACGAATTAGAAAAACGTTTTGTTGTTGTTTCTTCTAGGACTACTAAGAAAGGAAAAGAAGAAGCAAAGGAAGCAAAAGAAAAAGGGTTAGAACCTTGCACCCAAACAGATTGGGATTTAGCGTTAAATATGCGTGATGCTGTTTTTGCAGAGCCAGCAGCAAAAGAGTTATTGAGTTTTGGTATTGCTGAAAAGTCTTATTGGTGGGATGACGAGCAAAGCGGTTTAACTTGTAAATGTAGACCAGATTGGATTAATAAAGAAACGATTGTTGATCTTAAAACAAGTAGATCAGGAGCAAATCCAAACGACTTTGCAAAGGCTGTTGCTAATTTCAAATATCATCTGCAAGCAGCACATTATTTAAACGGTGTTTCTGAAGCAAAGAGATTTATTTTTCTTGTTGTGCAATCAGAGTATCCATTTGATGTTGGCTTATGGGAGCTTGACGAATTGAGTTTAAAAGAAGGTCAAAAGTTGTCTAGGGATGCCTTAGACAAAATTGCAGAGTGCCGCCTTTTGGATTCATATCCTAGTTGGTGTGAATCTGGCGCACAATCATTAACCTTGCCCCGATGGGCATTTACAACCCCAAAACAATGAAAGAGCTTTACCAAGCGTTGCAAAAATTTCAGCAACAATGCCCCAGTTTAACGAGGAGCAAAGAAGGGTTTAACTATCAATACACCCCATTGGAAGAAATGATTTCAGTGGTTCAACCTGTATTGCATCAAAACGGATTGATATTAATTCAACCACCTACTACAACTTGTGACGGTGTTTCAATTATTTTAACCCGTTTGATTCATGTTGAAACAGGTCAAGAAATCACAAGTGAACTTGTCCCCTTTCTCCCTGAGAATATGGGTAATAAACCAATGTTTACATGGGGTGGAAGTTTGACCTATGGCCGTAGGTATGCCATTAAAATGCTGTTAGGAATTGAACCGGATCAAGATACAAACACAGAAGACCCTAAAGAGTTAGAGAAAGAGCAAAAGAGAAACAAACCCCAGAGTAAACCGATTAAAAATTTTGTTAGAGAATGTGAGGCATATATAAAAAAAACATCTGATCCAGATAGATTAAAAGTTCTTAAAACTAATATCTCAAAACGCTATAAAGAAAAAGAAATCACAGAAAAAGACCGAGATTATTTACTTTCTTTAATCCTTGAAAAAGATGAATGAAGACCCAAACCTTTACACAACAGACGAGCTTGCCTTTGAGCTTGGAATAAAACCCCAAACTCTTAGGCTGTGGCGATCTAAAAGCCGCAAAAATGGCCCGAAAGGCCCGAAATGGCGGGTCGTTCGTAAAAACACTAGCCATCATCGACTTATTTGCTATCACCAAAGCGATATTGATGAATGGCGAAACACTTTAAACAACCCCATTAATTAATTTCATGGACTCAGCATTTACAGCAAAATTTCGTCTTATTCCAAATAAGAAAAGAAAAAGCGGCAACGATTGTGATCGTTATTTGATTACAGATTTTAAGCCAGAGGAAGCAAGAAAAGCAGCCAAATGGTTAGTAGATCAAGCTGATGCTTGTGAAATGCCAGGCGGTTCCACAATTAGAATATATAGCTCCAGAACTGATTATGAAGAAGTTCCAGGGTTTACAATGTTTGGCAGCCAGTGGTCAGTTAATCCTGATTCTGAAGAAGAATGGGAAGATGGCAGAGGCACGATTGCACCAAGAGCCTAGACATGAAAAAGCCCCTCAAAAGAGGGGTTCTTTCTTTTTTACCGCCGTCATTAAATGAGCTATTACTGAAGTTACCCCGTAGGACTTACGGGCCACCTTCTTGCGGCTTTGGCATGGTTTATCCATCTGACCACAGCTTCTTTGCAGTTGCCACGCTGCAAGCCCGTGTATTGAGAGGCGACTTTTCGACTAAGCGAAACGGTGCAACTCATCAGTACAAGTACTATAGCTCAATAATGGCAATTGTCTTATGAATTTTTTAGACTGGCTTGGCTCTTTTTTTGTTTATAAAAGTCCAAAAGAAGGAGAAGGATTTAAAAGATTTCTTTTAACCTTGTCATCTAAAAAATTACGAGCATTAGCTGGAACTACAACGCACTACAGCAAAAAAAAACTTGTTGAAATTTATTTAAAAAACAATGCCAACCCCAAAATTTAAACTTGAAGATCAAGTAATTAAAAAAAATGTTAAAAGCATTTGCTTATCTTTAGGAACTACAACTGGAACGATCACAGAAGTTAAAGAAAAGTTCAATAGAAGAGGTCGAGTTTGTTATTACTACGAAGTTACCTGGCCTGATAAGAGAAGGTCAGAACACGCACAACACATCCTCGTTCCAGCACCTTAAAATGAACAACTCCAGAAAAGCTTACACAAGTAGTAGGCGTGACAATCAAGCTTGGATTAAAAGAATAAAGAAGGAAATTAAAGAATATTCAAAATATTCTTGGTATGACCGAACCCTTCACGATAAGTGTATTGAACTCTGTCAAAAAGAAATTAAAAAGGAGGAAGCACCATGAAAAGAAAAGACGCTGAAAACCAAATTGAGTTCCATAAAACCCCAGAACCACTAGAAGAACACGAAAAATCTTCTTTAACACTCATACAACATTATTTACACGGGTATCCAAACCCAACGGGAAAATTTAAAAACAATGAATCAGACATTTTGCCCTTGCCCTAAGTGCAATCAACCTAGCACTAGAGTTGTATTAACTAAACGCACAAAAGATGGAGTAACTATTCGGAGAAGATGTTGTATTAATTGTGAACACCGTTGGTACTCTGTTCAGTATCCAGAAGTTGCTGTAAAAGACGAGGAGGTTAAGTGGATTAAAACAGGATCTAAGGCAGAATTTAAGCCTTCATAAATCAAGAATTTTTCTTAGCCAATTTTTAAACGTAGGCTGTCTTACAGGATTCTCTAAACAAGCAATTTTAGCCTTGCATCTTGCTATTTCAGTTAAGCAATTAGCAATGAATTGTGATTGATGGAAATGGTTTCTTTCCACTGCTTCGCAATGTCTTACTAATTGTTCTCTGGACGCACCTTCAGTAAACCATCTAATTTTTTTTTCTAGTTCTAATTCTTCCTCAACTGTTGGTGGTTTCATTAAAGAGTCCAAAAGAATAAATTGTTCATCCAAGTTCTCCATCTAATTCTTTCCTTTTAGCTGCTAATCCAGTGTATAAGCCATGCATAGGATTGTCAGGTAGATGACGACCATCAAGAACGTACAAACGCTCCATATCCATCATTCTTTGCTTGTCCTCTTCTAACCACTTTGGATCGTAATTTGTCATTGCAAACTTGTATTAGATTTAGGAAATAACCTTGCTTGTAAAAAGTTTACAGCTTCGTCATCCAGTGTATTTGTAGTTTGTTTCGCTGCTGATTTCAACAGATCAAGTAACAGTTTTTTACCTGCTTCACTACGCAAAAAAGCATAAAGGAGTGGAAGCAACGGTTTGAATAGTTTTCTCATAATTAGACTTACTCTTTTCAATCTTATATATAGACGCTACATTTGGCTTGGTGATCCCCATACACCTTTCAAGACCTCCCCTGAAGTGCATTTTCTGGGAGGTTTTGTTATTTATGCCACTCACTAAGTTAGCAGGATTATGGAACCAAAAACCATTGTATGTTTTTGTTTACACTGCCTCGAAATTAGAAGGCAACAAACAAGGTTGCAGGAGTTGAATAAGAGTAAAAAAGCCGCTAAATTATCTTTGTAGTTTACTAATGCAAGCTACTTATTAAACATCTGATAAAGGGATTAGATGTTCACAAGACCCCTTAGCTCTTAGAGGACGCTAGGGGGTTTTGCTTTTCCCAGTGTTTTACTAATATTTCTAACTCTTTTATTCTTTCTTTTGCTCTTTCTATCTGTTCCTCCATGCGTTTGGATTTCTTTTTGTTCCTTCTAATCTAGCAACGTCTTTTTCTATGGCAGATAAGCGGTGAAATATTTCTCTAAAATTACCTTGCGAACGATTCGAACGGTTGCTTAAAACCATCAATAGGCCAGAAACAGCAGCCCCAACAAGTGCTGCAAGTAGTTCTTGAGGCATTTTTTACCTTTTGGAGTAATCTTAGAATATTGCTGTTATTTTTTCATGCCTGAAAAATCAACCCCAAACGCAAAAGTTATGGAGGAAGACGACAAACCCGATTATCAAGAAAAGATCATGTTCTTGGTGTCTACAACTGCACAGGGGGCCATTCTTTTTTGGTGCTTGATCGTCTTGTCTCTTGGATACATAAAATTGCCCAATCGCATGTTTGGCCTTGACATCCCAGACCAGCCAAGAGTGGACTCAACTTTTGCGGCTGGATTATTGGGGAATATCCTTGCAGGATGGGGTGTGTCTGTGGGTGCGGCGACTGGAGCGAAAAAGAAAAAGAAAGAGGAGGAATCAAACGGAAATATAGGAAAAGGTAGCGGTTATCAAACTATCGTCATCAAACAACCTATAGAATTAATTACCAAAAAACCAGACGTTATTAGAGTTGATCCCATTAGTGGGAAAGACGTAAAAAATGACGGAACATTAGGAACATGAAAAAGTTTTTAATCTTGCTTTTATTAGCAAGTCCAGTGCAAGCAGATATGCGGCACTCAATAACCACCTCGGCAAAAGTAACGTTAGATGCTGCCTACTCTTCAGCTTCAAGAATCGGGACAACTTACAGCGTTACAGGTAATAATATTACTCCTAGCACTACGGTTTCAGGTACTACAACCTCTGGGGCCATCGGAGGCTTGACGGCTGACAGTCTTACAGCAGGAGTTCCAGCAATTGTAGATACTGACTTTGCCGTAACAACAGCAGGATCAGCTTATTCAATGACAGAAAGTCTAACTGTTGGTGATGCAGTTCAAAGTGCAACTACGGTCACTGGAGGTGTTGTTCCAGCTTTGCCTTCTCTTGGTGTAACAGTCACAGGATCGGGAGGTGTTTCTGGGGGCACTATTACTTCTCTTAGTTCAGGTGTTCATACTTGTGCTGGCACGATGGGAGCAGGTTCAAGTTGCACGGCACAAACCATAGTTGAATCAGTTGTTGACTAAGTGAAGCGTTACTTACTGCTATTGTTATTATTAAATAGCTGGCAAAAGCCAGTCATAGCAGTACCTGTAGTACCTAACTTTTCTAGCGGAAGTATGACCGCAGTGACACGTACCACTCAAAATATTACGGAGTCGATAATTTCGACAGATTATAATACTGGTCATTCACTATCTATAACAGGCACGAATTTAGAAATAGATGGATCGACAATGTTACCTGACCCTACAACTATTAACCAAACTGTAAATGGGACAACTTATTCATGGACTGGAGCCGATCTAACCACAATGCCCAATGTAACTATCAAAAATGCAGGGGCAGCGTTTCAAATGAATCAGGTTTATCAAGGGCCAGGTTTATCAAATATAACCAACATAACTCGCACAACTCAGGTAGAAAGCGTTACAGAAACTACCTCTACATTCTCTCAATAATATTTGCACTTAACCCGTTAAAAGTATTAGCAAATACCTCCCAGACCGCAGCCCCAGTGGCAAATAGTTCTGGATCGGTAACCAATATGGCTATCCAATCCCTTCAGGGAAATATGATACAAAATCAATACGGTAATGGAATAGTTTGTCAGGGGCCAATGCTCACGGCATCTCCATTCCTAACAGATAGTTTCCAGCAGCAACTTCCAAAAGAATATTGGTACTCTTCGCCAGTGTATGACGATGATGGAAATATTACTTATTACCAAGATGTTCGTACAGGTCAGAAAGACTCTGCAAGTTTAAATTGGGGTTTTTCAATTACATTTAGTCTTCCATTAGATAATTCATTACAGAAGCGTTGTAAGGCTATGGCAGATAAGTGGCTTGCGATCCAAGATCAGAATCTAAAAGATAAACAATTATCGTGGCACGTAGCTCGTTTAAAAGAATGTGGTGCGCTTAAGAAATCTGGAGTGGAATTTTCAAAAGATTCAGTCTTCTACTCATTATGTGAAGATGTCCGTGTTCTTCCAAAGATGGGGCAAGTTTTACCTCACAGACATAAAATCCCTCCCATTACTTCTTCATCTTCTTCAAAGCCCGAATAGCAGCAGTTACTTCTCTTTGATTTATTCTCCTTTCATTAATAGACAATATTTTCTTATTTTTACCTAATTTCTTTTTGATTTTTCCAATAATTTGTTTAACCAATGGTTTTACAATCTTTAACAGAAAAGGAGCAGCGAGAGCCGAACTTGTAGCAATAAGAGTAATACTAACAGCGCTAACAACTTGTGGTGGAGAGGGAATAGCATCAACAATCCTTTGCTGCATTGTTAGCTTTTTATACTGTGTAATGCAACGATTTCCAATCAATTGATACCCAATTATTTCTTTCTTCCCATCTTCAATCTTAGTTCCGATTTCTGAAGCCCCAGCAGGCGGGCAATCCTCGATTTTCTTGGGGGGAGGTGGTTCTTGTGCTGGTGTTTCTGGCTCTTCATATCGTTGCGGTTTTGAATCTTCCGTATAAACCAATTCTTCAGGGACATAATTCATTGCATCGTATGAAGGGTATTGTGCATCACACAGAATTAAATTTCCATCAGGATCATT